AGAAAGTATAGAGGAATTAGAAGAAGAATTTGAAGAAGAAATATTTGAAGAAGAAGTGGTGGAAGAACTCTTTGAAGAAATAGAAGAAGAAAGATTGGCGGAAGCAGAAGAAGAAATTTTAGAAGAAAGAGAAGCTTTAGTAGCTGAAGATAGAGAAGAAAGGAGAGGAGGAATTACCGCTACTCAATTAAACGTAGTAGCCAGTACCATTCAAACAGCTTCTAACAGTGTTTCAGGTACTACGGCTCGTACATCGGCTCGTACAGCGGGTTGGGCCAGTGGTACGGGTGGATCGGGTGGTGGATCAAGTGGTAATTATGGCAGTAGTGGAGGTTCCGTTGTTACCAGTACCGCAGGGAATACAACCACAACGGCAGTAGCCAGTTCAGCTTCCGGGGGCGGATTTTCGATTAGTAGTTCTCCTAGTATTTCAGACCAAATACAAACAGCACAAGTACAAACCAACACAGTTTTAAGTTTAAGTCAGGACATAGGTTCAACTAGCGGAACGGGTGGCAGTACACAGACGGTGAGCAATGTATCAATAGTAGTAACTCCTTTACCCGGAGCAGATGCTTCTTCTCAAGTGGTAATGGCAGATGTTCAAGTAACCGATATGCAAGGCGAAATTAATACCGCTGTCGGAGGCGTAATGACCGCATCAGAAGCCGACCAAATAGCCGACCAGATTATTGCTGATAATATTAAAGAACAACAAGAAGCAGGAGAGTCCACTCAAGAAGAAACAGGAGAATACGGAGATCAGTCTACTTTAGTAGCCTTTATGGGCTATGTTCCTGGGTTTGATGCTTACAGGGAAGTACAGATCCCACAACAGGGGACCTGGTACGAGCCAAAGGCAATCTATGCAGATGTCTCAATTTCAGATAACATAGAAGCGTTTTATGGATTAGCAAGAACGAACATTAATACGATGCAAAGTTTAATTAATCAACAACCTAATTTATAGGAGAACAATATGGAATGGTTTAAATCAAAAGCAGGGCAATTAATCGCTTTAGCAACCATCGTAAGTACCTTAGCGGGATTTGGTTACGCGGGAGCCGGTTACGTTAATCGTTTAGAAAACCTAGAAAAAAAGATAGGGGGTCTAGGCGAAACAGAAGATGCCCAACAAGTCATAGAACAAAGGTTTGCGACTATTGAAACTTCAGTAGAGTATTTAGAAAAAGAAATTGATGGTATAGAGATTCCTGATAACAACGATAAACTTTCTAATATGAAAGCATCAATCGCTAGTTTAACTAACGATGTAGAAAGAATACTTAGTGATATTGAAAAACTAGAGGATGGGAATAAAAATCCTTTAGCAAATTAACCATGAAAATAGCTTTGATAATGGGTGTGCTATTGCTTTCTACTGTAGCAGGTTCTGCCTTTTGGGTTAATTCATTACAATCACAGATTGGTACATTAAAAGGCAATCAACTTGTTTTAGAAGCCAAAGTCCAAGAACAAAACGAAGCTATTGAAACCGCTTTAAACAACCAAAAAAAAGCACAAACCCTCATGGCTTCTTTAGAAAAAGAGAAGCAAGAAGCGATGCGTAATGTTAATAAGCTAAGAAAAACATTTGCTAAACACGACTTAGATGAATTGACTTTAGCGAAACCAGAACTCATGCAAGGCAAAATAAATAGGGCTTCCAAACGAGTTTTAGAAAATTTAGAAAAATTAACCGACCCCAACCAATTTGATGAAAAAGTTAGCGATACTACTTAGTTTAGCTGTAGTGGCTTCAAGCTGTTCTATGATGGGAGATAGGGTCAAACCTGTTTCTGTAACCACCATTGCCAAACAACAACCAATGTACCATCCGCCTTTACCCATGGAAGTGCAAATGGATCCCGTTGATTGGGAGATACTTACGCCAGACAGTATGCAATTGTATCTAGACAATTTAGAGAAAAAGGAAGCACCGAGAAGAGCATTTTATACATTGTCCAGTAAAGAGTATGAACATTTAAGTATGGACATGGCAGACATCACTAGATACATTACAGAGATATTGGGAATCGTTAGATTTTATAGAGATTACGATAAAGAAGAAGAGGAAAAAAATGAGTGAAGCACCAGAGGCTTTTGTTTACAACGCAACAATGGAAAGAGTTATAGACGGTGATGGGTTTGTATTAAGTGAAATAGATTTAGGTTTTAAAGTAAAATTAGCCAACCAATCGGTCAGAATGGCTGGAATTGACGCACCCGAATCTAGAGTAAATACTAAAAGACAACCTGAACGAATTAAAGAAAAAGCGTTAGGCTTAAAAGCAAAAGAAAGATTGAAAGAATTATTAACAGGGGATATAAGAATTAAGTCATTGGGCCGTGGCAAGTATGGAAGATTGCTCGCCATACCATACGACTGTAACGGGAATGACATTTGTGCAAAACTTATTGAAGAGGGTTTGGCTGCTCCTTATTGGGGTGGTACAAAGAAAGCAAAAGTCAGAGATGACGGAACTTGGGGAGAATAATATGCAAATATCGCAAGAAGGTTTGTCGCTAATAAAAAAATACGAAGGCTGTGAGCTAGAAGCTTATTTATGCCCCGCAAAAGTTTGGACAATTGGTTATGGTCACACCAAAGGAGTTGAAGAAGGCAATAAAATAACCAAAGAAGAAGCAAATTACATGCTACAAGAAGAAATGATTGAGTATGAAGGCTATGTTAATGACATGGTAGATGTGGAATTAAACCAAAGCCAATACGATTCTTTGTGCGCCTGGGTATACAACTTAGGACCTACAAACTTTCAAAGCTCTACGTTATTAAAAGTTTTAAATGAAGGAAAATATAACGAAATACCACAACAAATTAAAAGATGGAACAAGGCTGGTGGTGAAGTCTTAAATGGTTTAATACGCAGAAGAGAAGCAGAGGCTTTATTATTTGAAGGAAAAGAATGGCTTTAACTAAACTAATACTTAATCCTGGCATTAATAAAGAGTCTACTGACCTTATGGATAAAGGCGGATGGGCTGATGGTAATTTAATTAGATTTAGAAAAGGGTTGCCAGAAAAAATTGGTGGTTGGAATAAAGCAACAACTGAAAACTATGAAGGAACAGGTCGTGCATTGACGGCATGGGTTGCTCTTGATGCTACAAAATATTTAGGATTAGGAACTACTTTTAAATACTACATTACAACCGGGGATATTCTTAACGATGTAACTCCAATTCGTGTAACTACAGGAGCCAATGAAATTTCTTTTGCTAAAGAAGGTAACGGAGATGCGACTCTTAATGTTACGGACACTGCCCATGGAGCGGTTGTAAACGATTTTGTAACTTATAGCGGTTGTGTAAGTTTAGGCGGTCTTATTACAGCTAGTGTACTAAACCAGGAATACCAAATTACCACCATTACGAGTGCCAATGTTTATACGATAGAAGCCAAGGACACTAGCGGTGATGAGGTTACTGCCAACGCTAGTGATAGTGGCAATGGTCAAGGCACTGTTATTGGTGCGTATCAAATTAATGTTGGTCTTGATGTGTACGTTTCTTCTACTGGTTGGGGAGCAGGCCTGTGGAGTGCTGGAACATTTGGATCTGCAACAGCTTTGTCTGCCACAGATCAATTAAGATTGTGGTCGCATGATGCTTTTGGTGAAGATTTAATTATTAATCCTAGAAATGGAGGAATATATTATTGGGATGAATCATCAGGATTAAGTAACCGAGCAGTAGACATTACAACTTTATCTGGAGCAAATTTATCTCCAACAAAAGGTCTTCAAACTATTGTTAGTGATGTTGACCGTCATGTTATTGTTTTAGGTGCAGATGCTATTTCTGGCAGTGCCAGGACAGGAAACATTGATCCATTGTTAATAGCATTTTCTTCTCAAGAAAGTATTACAGATTGGGAACCAACTTCTACAAACACAGCAGGATCGTTAAGACTTTCATCAGGATCTCAAATTGTTGGTGGACTAAGAGCAAGACAAGAAATCCTTATATGGACTGACACAGCTTTATACAGCATGCAATTTGTAGGTGCTCCGTTTACTTTTGGAGTTAATTTAATTAACGAAAACGTTGGTCTTATATCTCCAAATGGATTTGTTAATGCACCTGATGCTGTGTATTGGATGGCTAGAGATGGATTCTATACTTACAACGGATCAGTACAAAGATTGCAATGTTCTGTTTTAAATTACGTTCTTGATGATTTTAATTCAAATCAATCATTTAAAGTTACAGCATTTACAAACAAAGAGTTTAATGAAGTGGGTTGGTTTTATCCGTCTTCTTCCAGTACAGAAATAGACAGATACGTTACATACAATTATTTAGAAGGAGCATGGAGCATCGGAGAGCTTTCACGAACAGCATGGCTAGATGATGGCATATTTGAAAAACCTAGAGCAACAGGCAAAGACAGTTCCGTTAATTATATTTATATACATGAAGATAGTGATGACGCAGATGGATCTCCAATGAATAATGTTTTCATTGAATCCGGTGATATTGATATTGAAGATGGAGAAAAGTTTGGCTTTGTAAGAAAAATTATTCCAGACGTTAAGTTTTTTGGTACTAATTCTACTGGTGGGCAAATAAATTTTGTTTTAAAAACAAGGAACTTTCCCGGAGACAGCTTAACTACAAACTCTACCAACGATGTAACTAGTAGCACACAACAAAACTATGTTAGAGCTAGGTCTAGACAAATAGTATTTAGAGCACAGTCAGATGATGATGCAGCAACCGGGGTAAGAACTGGGTTTAAATGGAGACTTGGAGCAAATAGAATTGAGATAAGGCCTGATGGTAAAAGGTAATGGCAAAACTTCTCAACACTAGACTGCCATTAGCATTAAAAGATGTAGATCCTAATACGTTTAATCGTCTAGTCAGAGTGCTAGAAATTAACTTAGGAGAGTACGACACAAGCGCAACTCCTCAATTTAATGATTCAGAGATTACCACTTTAGCTTTTAATGCAGGTGATGTAATATGGAATACATCTATCGGTGTATTGCAAGTGTATACTGGCAACCGATGGATACAGTTACATACTCCTGTGAGTCCACAAGGTTATGAGCTGCAGTCATCGGTAGGTTCTGTTACTGTTAAAATAGCGGGAGATACCACAATAAATCTTGGTTCTAGTAATGAATACTGGGACATAGAAAAATGGTACACATAAATAATATAATTTAATAATGAAAAATTTATCACAAGGAAACAAAGGAATAAAAGCTTTAGCTAAAAACAATCCAGCCCTTGTTGAAAATAGATTTGGTTATGATGTACCTGGTTTTTTTGGAGGAGGAAATATTAGTATTCCTCGCATTGGAGATATTGATAGATTAATAGAACGTAATCTAGCTAATTTATCAGACGATCCAAATTTTAATTATGCAAGAGATGTGTTGGGAATAAATATTGCAGAAGAAGATCAAACAGGACTAAGTCCAGAAGAAATAGAAGCAAAACTAGCTGCATCTAGATTAGCAAGGGGCTACGGATCAAGTGGTGGAATGGGAACAGGCGGAGGTAATTATGCAAGTACAACACCAGGCGCGCCTATATCTATTAATGCAAGAGATGAGACTCCAGATGCTTACAGATTTTATCCTAGTGAAGTATCAAAACTTTATTCACAAATGAAAGGCGTACCTTTTTCGCCATTAATAGCACCTCCTAAAGAAGCTACTTACATAGACAGCATGCAACCTAGAAAAATAAAAAGTCAGTTGTATGCAAAAGATGGAACTTACGTTAATGCTAATCCAGCTTTATCTAGTTACATGAAAGATGCTATTCATACGAAATATTATGGAATGCCTACAGCGCCTCTTAGAATGGGTATCAATGCAGCAGATAAACTTTTTGGCAATAGACCAATATTAGGAGGAATAACAAACGCACTTTCTGGTGGATTAAATCGTATGGATGATTTTACTAGAAGTTTATTAGACAAAGAAACTTATAAACAAAGAAACGAACAAGCAAACGAACAAGAAAACGAACAAGTAAATGAACAAGTAAACGAACTAGTAAACGAACAAGTAAACGAACAAGAAAACGAACAAACAAATAAAAGAAGAATGGAACTTCCTCGTTTTCAACAAGACAGAGATGCTATATTTCAAGAAAACGTAGAGGCTTTTCAAAACAGAGACTCAAGGCAAATGATGGCAGAAGGCGGAGAAGCTTTTCCAGAAAGAGAAGAATTAGTGACAGGACCGGGTGGTGAAAAAGGAGATAAAATACCTGCTATGTTAAGTGACGGTGAGTTTATCTTTAACTCAGCTGCTGTTAGAGGCATGGGAATCATGGCCGGTGCAAGCCCAGATGATGAATACGAACAAAGATTAATGGGTGCTCGTAAGATGTATGAATTTCAAAAAGAAGCTGAAGAAATGGCTAAGAGGTATGCGTAATGGGAATATTTAGTAGTAAAACAAAAGTAGCTCCACCCGCTGATGTTATAACCACGCCTCAAACTGGTTATTCTTTTGTCTCTCCTTACATGGAGGACTACTCCAGAAGACTATTAGGGTCTTACTTTGGATCACCTGGAGAATACGAAGGTTTAATATCTCAACCCAGAGACATACCCATTGAACAAACGGCTGGACTTACGCCATTACAAATACAAGCTCGTCAACAAGCAGGAAACCTTGGTGGATTCAATCAATACTTAGATCAAGCCGGTGGATTATACGGTCAACAAGAAGCTAATTTAGATGCTTCTATGGGTTACTTACCACAGGCTGAAGCTGGCATTCAAGAAGGCATGGGCTTTCAAAGAGAGGGATCTCAATTAGCAAGAGGTGCTGGAAGGTTCTCAGACGCAGCTGAAGGTATGATAGGCACAGGTGCAGAAACTGTAGCCGGTGGTATAGGTGCATTACAAAGAGCTGAACAAAGCGCAATGGGTTCAACTGGAATGTATGACCCAGCTTCTGCGTCTAGATTTATGAACCCGTACGAAGACCAAGTGGTTCAACAAACACTACAAGATATTAATAGAGCTTCAGCTCAACAAGACATAGGCTTACGTGATAGTGCTATATCTGCTGGTGCGTTTGGTGGATCAAGAGGAAGAATAACTCAAGAAGAATTAGCAAGACAAACAGGAAGAGGTGCAGCTGAAGCCGTTGGTGGTTTAAGAAGCCAAGGTTTTGGTCAATCACAAGGGCAAGCGCAACAAGCATTTGAATCACAACAAGGCAGACAAGCCGGGCTAGGACAGATGCAAGCAGGTCTAGGTGGACAGCAAGCCGCTATAGGTGGTCAACAAGCAGCATTGGGCAGTCAGATGGCTGGTCTAGGACAACAACAAATAGCTAGAGGTCAAGCACTGGGTGGCTTTGGATCTAGCATTGGAGCCGGTGGACAAGCATTAGGTGGCCTGGGACAAATGCAAGCCGGGTTAGGTCAACAATACGGCCAGATCGGTCAAGGCATTGCCGGATTAGGACAACAAGGACAGAGTCAGTTAGGTACACAGATAGGTATGTTGAATCAACTTGGTCAACAAGGTCAAGCGACTCAACAAGCAGGACTGTCAAGACAGTTTGCAGGAGCACAGCAACTTGCAGGCGAGCCAATGAGCAGATTAATGCAAGGTCAGCAATTACTGTCTGGATCACCAATGGGTGGTATCTCTGGCGGTACTGGTACAAGTGCTTATCAACGTGGTTCGTCTCAAGTACCAAGCACTGCTTCTCAAGTTTTAGGAGCTGTGGGATCTTTCTTTAGTTCTGATGTTGAATTAAAGGATAACATTAAAAAGGTTGGTGAATTAGAACCTGGTATTGGTTGGTACACGTGGGATTGGAACGACAAAGGTAAAGCCATTGGTGTAGATGCAGAACCAACAGAAGGCGTACTGGCTCAAGAGTTACTAGAAGTTAAACCAGATGCAGTTATAGTAAAAGATGGTTACTACGCTGTAGATTATTCTAAGGTACTGTAATGAGTATTACGTCAGGACTAACTCCAGTCAGAAGATACGCTAATGGCGGAGAGACGAACTCAGGGTTTTTAGACAGGATCAGCTTAAGAAAAACAGCAGAAGGTTCAGGCGCAAACGCAAGAGACTTTACTGATATTATATTTGATCCTACTGACCCTGTTGATTATTTTGTTCTTGGGTTGATGGCTTTTCCACCCGCTGGTATAGCAGCTAAACTTATTCAAGCAGGAGTTAAAGGAAACAAATTAAGAACGACATTAAAAAAAGTAGAAGCGGCTAAAGGATTAACGCTTGGTCCAACTAGATCGAGTATTGCAGGTAAAGCAGGGCAAATGGCGATAAGAAATGAATTAGCTGATTTGGTAACTACCAACAATAGAGGCATTGAAAACATCGGTCCTATTGAACTTTATAGCGATGAAGCTAAAGATCAAATTAGAGAAGATCCTTCCATAACTAAAAAGGGTGGAATAGGTGAGTTGGTTGAAATGGGACCAGATATAAAAGATATTTATAATGCTGTACGAGATCCAGAAACAAGGGAATATATGATTGATGATATGAAATCTGGTATAAAAAACTTTTTTTCTGACGATATTCCTGAAGATGCATTAGATCAAGCAACAGAAGATCTTGAAGATGTAAATGCAGAAGAAAAAGAGCTTACTAAAAAAGAAAAAGCCATTAAAGGAATTGGTGCATTTTTAAAATCATTTGGAGATTCACAGAGCGGATATTCAAGCACTCCCGGATTTATGATTGAAGGAAGCGGTATATCCACTCCAGAGATTACAAGATACCAAGGCGGTGGCATAGCTAACATGGATCCAATAATGATGGCCGATGGAGGCGATGGCGGTATGGATTTTATGAAAATGTTAAGTAGTTTTGGCGGGAAGGATGAAGAAGACGAAGAAGAAGAAGAAGGAGGACTTGGTGCATTTTTAAAAGCACTTGGAGATTCAGGAAAAGAATATTCAAGCACTAAAGGATACACGATTCAAGGAATGGGTGCAGCTACTCCAGAGATCAAAAGATACGAAGATGGTGGTATGTCTATCATGGGACCAATGATGATGGCTAGTGGTGGCATAGCTAAGTTTGCAGATGGTAGTGGCAAAAAAGGAGTGCTTAAAGGAAGTATAAAATATTTAAAAGATAAAGTAGACGAAGCTAAAGACGCACTAAATAAAGCTAAAAAAACAGATACTAAAAAGAAAACAGATACTAAAAAGAAAAAAACTAAAAAGAAAGAAACCAAAACAGAAAAAGCAAAAAGAATTTTACCACCCGAAGTGGGTGCGTTAGCAGCTCCAATTATAGGTGCTGGAAAGCTTACTAAAGAAGCTATTAGAAAATTAGGTGGTGAAGGTGGTTTAGGAAGAGGTGTTGCTAGAACAGCTGCTTATGGAACTCCTCTCGCTTATGGTGCAAAAGCTTTATTTGGTGGTGATAAAACAAAAACCGCAGAAGAACTAGCAGAGGCACAAGCGTTGCTTGACAAAGCTGCAGCCGAAAAAGCATATAAAGAAAGACAAGAGGCAAGAGAAGGTTTAACTTCAATGCCAGATATTATTAGAGCTAGAAGTTTAGAACGAGCACAAGCAGCCGGAAGATCAGAGCCTACATTTGTAGATTACGTTGCATCTTTTCCTGCAAGTTATTCTGAAAAAATTGGCAAAGACCCAGAGTTTGCAAAACAAATGATGGCAGGATTTGCAGCAATGGGAAAAACAACTGAAGGTTACGCTCCAAGAAATGCCTTTACTGATTTTACACAAGGAGTTCAAGAAGAAAGAATAAGACAGGATGAAGGAACTCCTGATCAAATTAAATTGCTTCAAGCCGTTCAAGAAGATCCAGATATAGCACAGCAATTAAGAAACTTAAATAGAACAGAATCTACTATGCAAGATTCTAATTTATTACTATCTGAAATTAAAAGAATTATTGGTCTTGAAGCTGGTGTAGAACTTGATGATGACGATTATCTTGTTGATGATCAAGGCCTACCAGTTACTGCCTTACAATTAGCACAAATAAAAGACACGCAAGGCAGTCAAGCACTTTTAGAATACGCAAAAACATTAACATACAAATCTAAATAACTATGCCTATAGTTACAGTTAATGGTCAACGATACAGTGTTGATAACACTAATCCAGATACTATTCAAAAAGCAATTGATGAAAGAAAAAGAAGAAGTTTTTCTTCAAACTCAAGTTCATCAGTTGTAGGAGACATAGGCCGAGGTATAGCAGCTGGTGCTGTATCCATACCACAGGGGCTTATTACTTTACCCACCACCGGGATAGATCTTCTGTTTGATACGGACGTAACAGATGATATTAATGATTTTTTTGACGATATCAAACCAGACGTAGAGGGAACAGCAGGTAAAACAGCACAGATGGTAACTCAGTTTGGTGTACCTGGACTTGGTGTTGCTAGTGCTTTATCAAAACTAACCAAGGTAAAACAACTAGGAAGTCTTGCAGCCATAGATGCAGCGGTTGCTACTGATGATGTTGATACTTTTGCAGACATGATCTTTGATAAAGAAAGCGATGAAGAAAGATTAAAAAATCTACAAGGAAGAGACGCTGCTTTAGCAAGACTAACAGAAAGACTTCAAGTGTTTGGAGAAACTGCAACAGTAATGTATGCAGCTCCTAAAATTGTTGGCGGGGCTGTCAAAGGCGTTGGTGCTGGATTAGATCTAGCTGCTCCATACATTGGGGCTTTAGCTAAAGCGAGCGCAGCACCCATAAAAAAATATGCAGCATTAGCAGACGTTAAATTAGCAGACAAAAAAGCTTATCAATATTTAAAAAGAAATTTTACTTATGG